ATTACCGAATCTGACCCACTGGATTGCATAAACAAATACATGCACCTCCCACTCTGTATCAGATGTACCTCCTGGAGGCTTCACATTTAATGTGAGGCGCAATGAGTTCAGACGACTGGCATTTATAGTTCCAGTGGGATTGTGTTGCCCTGGATGTTTTGCAAAAGAATACCCATAGATAAAGGCGTCATATGAGATCTTTCCAGATTTATGAGCTCGTGCAATATGAGAACGAAACCATGTCTCATCTTGTTGTATTATATCCTGTCCATTTGCCTGAATCTTTGCTGAAAGTAATAAAGGCTCTAAGGGTGCAAAGGTCGGATTATAATCTTTTTCCAAGGTTGCACTATAATTTGTCCAGTCGTTATTGAGTGTAACTGCCGCCTTACGCCTCAAGAACCAGACAATTTCCTCTACTGGTCCATTAGCTTCTAGTGGTAACTGAACAGTTATCATGTCATTGCCAGTCTTATTTACTAGATATTTTAGAGGCTCTGTAAAATCAAACTGCTGAATCTCACGAAATGGACGCTCAAATGGATCACGCAGTAACATTTCACGATAAGGACCATCTACAAAGATGCCATGAGTCAAAAGCTGAATATTTTTTAATTGTGGGTCAAGATTATAAGCAGTAACCTGTGTTAATTTATTAAATGTTAATGCATTATTAATTACTTCAAATATCTTTCCAGTTGGTGTATCATCACACGTAACCCTTGCTCCTGATAGAGATCTAACAATCTGACTAAATTTTTTAAGAGTAACTCTAATGCGAATCGTTCCAGCACGACATGAAATAAGTGGAAATGTTGCAGTTAACTTTTCTCTTAAGATTGAAAACATAAGCGGAACTGTTATCCATCCTTCTTCAGTAAAAAATGGTGTTAACCCATTGGCGTTTTTAATATCATCTACTGACTTTAATCCAACAGTATCTGCTAGACCAAAATGCGTATTCAATTCTGGAAAGAGTAAAGAACTAACATGAACAGAATCTCCAGTTATACGTTCTAACACTTGATCATCTACTTCTAGTGTAGCCTCTTCTAAGATAGATGTTCCTATAGAGTTACAATATGTCCATAGCTGTGAAGGTGTGTAAGGAACTAGAATACCACTTAATATATTATTTCTAGTTATAGCAGTTAACCAATCTCCAAGCTGTATTTGAATAAATAATCCACTAATTAAATCTCCACAATTCATATCTCCCAATTCAAATGTAAATGTCTGACCAAGAGTTGCTGGACCCTTGAAAGTAAACTCTCTTAATACAGAAGACATTGGTATTGTCCGTAGACCCTCATCGCGAGTAAAACGTGTTATATTTGCATTTAATGGAAAAAGAGTATTATCTTGAATATCCCGTGATACTAAATCCAAAAGAGTAGTTGCAGAACCTTTTGGTTGTTTGGTACCATATCCATCCTTGTGATTGATATCCATCTACTTAGAACCGCCAGATGCTTATTTAAGTAGTTCCCGTGCTTCCAAATCCGCCCTCCCCCCTCACCGTGCTAGGGAGAGAATCAACATACGCAACCTCACTAATGTATCCAAGGCCTGGCGCAATGATCTGAAAGAGTCTTGTGCCAGCCTCTAGTGATTTATAATTTGTTCCAATAGTTATCATTGGAGCCATTAGTTCTCCACGATACGAACTATCAATAATTCCACGACCATTTGCCATGATAAACCCAGTCTTATAAATAGATGACCTAGGCTCTAGAGTAAAATGGCAATGATCAATAGTAGTAATATCATCATTAACCTTAGAATACTTAATCATACGAGCCTTTACACCAAGGGGGGTAAGGGTAGCAATTGTGGTAGGCTGCATTACAGTTACAATCTTTAGATCATATCCTGCATTATCTGAAGAAGGATACTCAACTGTTCCCACAGGAGGATAAAAGGGCTTACCCTGCTCAGTAACTAGAAGCTCTAGACGATACGTTGCCATACCTTACTATGTATGGCAACATTACTCAATTTTTTAGTGTCAGGTGTATAAAAATTGACAGCTTACGCTGCACATCTGTAAAGCATGGTAAGCATGACAGATAATCTGAATTATCCTAAATCACACTCCTGCTGCATGAGAAAAAATGCTACAAGCGAGGATGTTCTTAGTGATGGTATATACATTAATATCCTCCTTGTAATACTTTATTTCGGAGCATATGCTATTGGATTTTATATGTCATCTGTTGCAATAATTATTGCATTTCTGATAAATACAGTATCTATAGTCATTGTAATCAGTGAGACAGTTTATAAGAACAATGAGAATCTTTCACTGAAACAACGTGAGCATGGTGCAACTAGGAGTAGAGGAATTACTGATGAGCAAGAGGAGGCTCTTTATGAGCAGCTTTATAAGGTTGTGGAGGAGACGCGGCGAAGAAATGAGGCAAGATTACATGCATTAGAGAGAACACCTACATCATCATCACTCGTGGATCAAAATGATGATGAATATGCTGATATGCCACCACTTGTGGATGCAATAAGTATTAACCAAAATGTCCTGAGAAATCGGCGCCGCGTGAATATCTTTGATTATAATACACTCACATCTTTAATTGAAGAGTATGATGATATGCCTGCTCTTGTTCCATTAGAGCCATCTATTCCAGTAGTAAGAGAAATTCTAGAAGGTTCTAAATCACATAATCTTCATAATGGAATGGATGATGTAGATTAGTTACCAAATAATAAGCTTCCGCGTTCATCTTCTATATTATAAATACCCCATCCAATCGTTATACATCTCATAGTAACTCTTTTTTGACCAAGACGTGTAGGAAGAGTATCTGTAATATCCATCCATAGTGTTGGTTTATCTGCACTAGTAAAATTCACTGTTCCAGATGGTTTACGTATTTCTGGAGCCCTTGCTCCATACTGTGGACCAACACTAAAGGAAATCCATGATATTGGTATTCCTGGTGTTTTCTCAGCCTTTGTCCATGGTGAGATTTTTTCCCATAAATTATTATCCCACGATTTCTCCCTTTCCTTGGCAGCAATTAGTAATTGCATTCTATTATAATATTCTCCTGACCCTAAGGGATTCTTCAGATTCCACAATTGGTTTCTCTCAATATTATACTCTGATTGAAAGAAAATCATAAGACTCTCAGCAGGATGCCTTCCATCTATACGTTTTGTGACATAGGATGCGCCTCCATTTCCCACTGCTACATAATCTGATGGATCTAAACTCAACTTATTTTCAAATGGTCTTAAGAATGGTATCTGAGTCTTATTTTTCTTTAATAGAGCCTGTAAATCCTGTCTAACATATCGTTGCGTAGTCTCAAGAGTAATAAGCGGACTTCCAATCTGCTCTCGGGTTAAGGGTTGGAATGAAGTCTGAAGGCCATGTATATCGGTTACTTTCAAATCAGTTCTAGACCACGGTGAAGGCTTTGGGGCTTGAGATGATGTCTCAACTAAATCTTCCAAACGTCGAATCTTACATCTGAGTCTAAATTTCTGACCGGGAAGAGAGACAAATGGAAAACCACCCTCATCTGGATGTGCACATCCTATAAGAGGTAAACGAAGAGTAAGTTTTCCTGGATTAGCATTTCTCTGAATATCTAGGGCTGACCCTGAATGACATCCTATTTCCTTGAGTGCCAGGGCCTCTTGAGATAAGGAACTCTGAAGATGATACCAGGTATATAAGAAATCGCCACTGAATTCCTGCAATAAAAGCTGATCTTGATAGAATTGTATCTGTTCAAATAAAAATGCCCCTATACCCTGCGTATATCCATATGTTTGATTAGATGCATCCGAGAGTATATTTTTTTGATTTATAGCTGCAATACTAGGAGGCAGCCATGTGGGCAATTCAACTACAAGGGCAGCTGTAACTAGAATATCTCCAAATACTTCTATTTCCCATTCAACTGTTCTGCCAAAATCAATCATATTCAATGATTGTGTCTGTCTAGTCTCATTAATTGTCGCTGGATATGTGCCCATTGAATAAGAAAAAGGAACGTGTGCAGATTTATCATTACTCATAAAATATACATCCTTATTTCCTCTAGCCACTAATTCTAATAATGACCCCTCTGCAGAGGTTGTTGGTCTATCCAACTATCTATGA